CCCTGTGGAAACTCGCACAAGGAGACTTCCGTAAACTCTACGCCCGAGGCGACGCACCCGAAAAAACTTTGATAAGCGACTACGACCTACGCGAAGCCATACGCAAAGAGGAGGCGTTAATCATGGCCAACCACCTGAAATGGTTTGATAGAACGGTTCTAGAATTGTACCTTGAGGGCTGGAGCATGACCGAACTCTCGCGGGAGTCAGGTATCAACCGTTCCACCCTTTACGAGTCCATCAGTCAGTCCAAGAAAAAACTCCGACATGTTATTCGTCTCCGCGCAAAAGAGAGCAGATAGGCTCGCCGTCTGCAAAGGGTGCGAGCACTACGTCCAGAAGACGCAGAGCTGTGGCGACCTCGTCAAGGAAGCGTTCACAGACTCGCCCCTGTGTGGATGCCATATGCCCACCAAGACGAGACTCAAGACAGCCTCCTGCCCGCTGGGTAAGTGGGAGGCATACATCAAGCCCGAGGACGTGCAACGTATCAAGGAGTTCCTCGACAGGGACAACGCCCACCGCACAGCCTCGGAGCTGACCTACCTCACCCAGAAGTACCTGAGCCCCACCAAGAAGGCGGGCGGGTGTGCACCGTGCAACCGCAACCTCCTGAAGGAGCTCCAAAAAATCGTAGAAAGTGCCGATACCTAAACCAACCCCAGAGGAGAACATGGCGGGCTTCCTCTCCCGCTGTATGGCCGACGAGACCATGACCCAAGAATACCCCAACGAACGACAAAGGATAGCAGTATGCGCAAGACAGTGGAAAGAGAAGGAGTAAGCAAGAACCTATGGCTCATGGTCGGGGCAATCGACAGACCCCGCACCTTCGGACGGGAGGCAGCCATCAGGAAATGCCACCGGGCAGCAGAGAGGTGGGGCTACCAGTGGAGCAAGGTAGTAAGCAAAGACCGCCACCGCGACATCGTAGAGGCTCGTCAGATTATGATGAAGCACCTCCGGGATAGCAAGTGGACGTACAGCGAGATAGGAACGTTCCTCGGTGGACGCGATCACGCTACCGCCCTCTACGGCTCACGGCAGGCAGAACACCTTATCGACTACGACAGGGCATTCCGCGCCCGTTACTACGAATTCCAAAACGCATGACCCACGAAGAAGCCTTCAACCAGATAACTCAAGCCATGACTCATCTATCGCCTAGCCTAGCAGATGAAAACGGCTGGGTGAATGCAACAATCCGGGTCAAGTTTTTTCGAGACCCAGATACCAAGCAACTGACCAAGTGTGCCACGGTGCAAGACTTCCAAATTAACAAGGCATGACCTTACGCAAAGTAAAAAGGATGCTCAACGAGAGCGACGACTTCCTCGTCTTCACCATGAAGCACCACGGGGACACCGCCGACTTCGGAGCCTTCTACCAACGGACGGAGAGCTGGGAGATACTCCTGAACCTCGCCATCTCCGATTATCACATCCGCGAAACCCTACGCAATGTCCTCACAGCAGCCGACGCTTACCGCGATCAACAAACTGAAGACGAATCCGAATAACCCACGCGCGATTCGCAAAGGCCAACTCGACAAGCTCGTGAAAAGCCTCCGGGAGTTCCCCGAGATGCTCGAAGCACGTCCTATTGTCGTCGACCCCGACTTCGTGGTGTTGGGAGGAAATATGAGACTCAAGGCCGCCCAGCTCGCAGGGCTTACCGAAGTCCCCGTCTACGTCGCCTCGTGGGAAGAAGCCAAACACAAGGAGTTCATCATCAAAGACAACCTCGCCTTCGGTGAGTGGGACTGGGACGAGTTGGCGAATACTTGGAATAGCGTAGAGTTGGAAGATTGGGGGCTTGATTCTTGGCAGAATATGGACGACATAGAAACAACCGATGAGTTTACTCTTCCGTCAGGAGATAAAGAGCCGTTTCAGCAAATGACCTTCGCGCTTGCAGATGAACAAGCGGAGCAGATAAAGAACGCAATAGCCGACATCAAGCAAACGGAGGAATACAAGTACGTTGAAACGATGGGCAATGAAAACAGCAACGGGAACGCACTCTATTTAATTGTAATGCAATGGGCAGAGCAAAGGAGATAGTCGTTAAGGTCATACCAGCGAAGGTTGCCAATGAGTTTGTGAAGAATCATCACTATTCTGGAAAGGTAGTCCCAAACAGCAAACTTCACTTCGGTTGTTTTTTGGATACGAAGTTGCATGGGGTTATGAGTTACGGAAGCCCAATGGTAAAAAAGAACGTCATTCATTTTGTAGAAGACACAAAGTGGAACGATGTGATTGAGTTGAACAGAATGGCTTTCGATGATTACTTGCCAAAGAACTCAGAAAGCCGCTGTATTTCAATTAGCATCAAACTTATTAAGAAAAACGCTCCTCATATAAAATGGATTTTGTCTTTTTCAGATGGTAATTTATGCGGAGATGGCACAATATACAGGGCGAGTGGCTTCAAATTGATTGGAGTTAATAAGAATACAAGCACCTATCAACTACCTAACGGGGAGGTTGTTTGTAGCTTAACAAGTTCAGCACATCGAACAAAGGAAAGCGGAGGCAAGTCAGGGACTCAATGGATTAAAAAGCAAGGAGGAAAAAAGTTAAACGGTTTTCAACTTAGGTACATTTACCTAATCGACAAGAATTGCAAGCTAACCGTTCCAGTTCTTCCGTTCTCAAAAATAGATGAGTTAGGAGCGGGTATGTATAAAGGAGAAAAAGTATCTTTACAAGACAGACAGGCGCGGGAAGTGTAATGGTTGCACGTTCTGCATTCCAGCAGAAAGGAGGGGTTCGATTCCACCTCCGCGCTCTAATTCCTCATACATGGAAGCAGTAAAGCAGAGCATGACAAACGAGGACACGCTCGACCCAAAAAAGGCAGCGATGGTGCAAGCCCTCACCAAAGCCTTGGGCGTGGTGAAGATGGCCTGTGAGTCGGTGGGCATCTCAAGGAACACTCACTACCGTTGGCTCAAGGAAGACCCCGCATACGAGGAAGCGTGCAAGAACCTTCCCGAGGTAGTCCTCGACTTCGCAGAACACCACCTGCACAAGCTCATCAGCGAGGGCAACCCAGCCGCCACCATCTTCTTCCTGAAGACCAAAGGCAAGCACAGGGGATATATCGAACGCCAAGAGATTGAGGTGGCCGAGAAGAAGCCCCTCTCGTGGTTTACGGACACCACAACGGTGAGTTGATCATGGGCTTCACAAAAAAAACAACATACTACACTGGGGTTGTATACGAATTCAATCTCCCTACCGGTTGGAGCTGCCCGTATGCCGACACCTGTTTGGTCAAGGTCGACAAGGGGACAGGTCGCATGGAAAACAAGAGCGACGCATACAGATGCTACGCAGCTTCAGCTGAGCGTTTTCCAGGTGTACGCAAAAGTCGATGGTCAAACTTTGAAGATGCCAAGCAAGGCAAGATTCCACCGCTTCCACGCAATGCGAAGCACGTCAGGATTCATATGTCCGGGGACTTCTTTTCTCAGGCGTATTTTGATGCTTGGCTGAATTATTGCCGGGAGCATCCAGACGTTGAATTTTGGGCGTACACCAAATCGCTTCGCTATTGGATCGCTCGAAAGGACAGCATCCCGCCAAACCTTGTATTGACCGCAAGCTACGGGGGGCGTGACGACCACCTCATCAAAGAGCACGGACTGAAATATGCGCTCGTAGTAACAAAAAAAGAAGCACAAGGCGATGCGAGGCCGATAGATACGAACGACGACTTGGCGCGCACGCCTGACGTTTGTTTTCTGTTGCTCGATAACAACGAAAGGTGAGACAGCCCGCCACATACTACCACGTCACCACCTGCCCAGCCAAAATCCAAGTACACCAAGGAGGCACACGCTCGGGCAAGACATATTCTATCCTCACGGCTCTCATCGAGCTATGCCACCGCAACGAGAACAGCGGGGCAGTCATCACCATTGCACGAAAGACCTTCCCCGCGATCCGTGCCTCGTGCATGCGGGACTTCTTCGAGATACTCGAAAGGGAGGACATCTACAACCCCGACCTCCACAACAAGAGCGAGGCTACCTACATTCTCTTTGGTAACATGGTGGAGTTCATAAGTGTCGACCAACCGCAGAAGGTGAGGGGTAGAAAGCGCGATATTCTGTTCGTCAACGAGGCCAACGAACTCACCCTCGAGGACTGGCGACAGCTCATGCTCCGAACGACAGGGCGAGCCATCATAGACTACAATCCCTCCGACGAGTTCCATTGGATATATGACCACGTTCTAACCCGTGATGACCATGAGTTCTTCCAAACAACCTACAAGGACAACCCCTTCCTCTCCCCGTCCACCGTTCAAGAGATTGAGCGACTACAAGAAGCCGACCCCGACTACTGGAGGGTCTACGGACTCGGAGAGCGTG